TGCTTCAGGCCGCCCTTGAACCCCGGAAAGATCGCGCCCTTGAGCGTGATCTTCTCGTCACCCATGCCCACGGCCTGCTGCGCCGGCCGGCGCGACAGGCGCTCCTGCGAGGCCCAGCGGAATTCAGTCGAGCGTCGCAGCTCGTCAAAGGCCGCCGTGTCGAGGTTGAAGAAATACGGCTGCGCCTTGGGATCTTTGGGCTGGATGATCAGCAAGTGCGGGAACGGCTTCACCGCCTCCGGTGCCGGCGTCGAATCCGTGGCAAAGGCCCCGGTGGGCACGATGTTGGCCAGCGCCGGACTGGCCTTGCCAGCGATCTTGTTGATCGCCGTCGCCGCCTTGCCCACCTGTTCCTTCAGCACCGCCATGCGCTCGTCAATTTGCGACACTGCCCGGGTGGCCGTGTTGTACGTGGCCACCACCTGCCCAACCTTGGCCTGAGCCGCATTCACCCCGCGCATGACGCGCTGCAGCTTGGCCCCGAGCGCGGGACCGACAAAGGGCAGCCCCTCCAGCTCGGACGTCGCGCCGGTGATTTCCCCGATCGCGCCATTCACCGGCCCCAGCATGCCGTCCAGGCTGCGCCGGCCGGTTTCCCCGGCCGAGGCCAGATACTTCAGTCCCGACTGTAATTGCCCCAATGCTTCCATGAGCCCTCCTGATTAAACGTGCGGCGCGTCAAAGAGCTGAGTGCTCCCCATTTGCTTGACCATGTCGCGATAGTGCTGATCGAGCAACGGCTTGAGTTGACCGTACAGCTGCGCCGCGTCCTTGACGTCACCGTTGACCACCAGCGAAAACGGCGCCTGAATGTCCACCTTGGATTCGATCTTGGCGGGCTCCGGTTTCACGGCCGGCGCTAGGACCTTGGCCAGCGGCCCGGCCCCGATATCGGCACTGGCCGGCGGCAACATCATCGAGCGCGCGGCGTCACCGGGCTGCGTTTCGACAGCGGTTGCAGCGCGTGCGGGCACAGCGGCCGGCATCACCGGCGTACCGCCACGGGCCATCACCAGCGACCCGGCCACTGGCGCGGCGAACGACTTGGCAATGTTGCCCATCACCGGTGGGATGTCCTTGCCGGCATTGCTCATCATCAGCGGCCCGGCGGCCGGCATCCGCTTCAGCTCGTCGGGCGTGCCAAACATTGACTTGCCGATCGCACCGCCCAGCGCGTCACCGCCCTGGTTGCCGAGATACCCCCCAATCAAACCGCCGACAAAGGTGCCAATCACCGGCAACACTGCCGTACCGATCGCAGCACCAGCGGCGGCACCGGTCAGCGTTCCCGCCAACCCACCTGCCGCCGCGCCGTAGCCCTCGGCCTTCTCGTCCTGCGTCTCGGCGTTCTGATAGGTGTCATAGGCCTTGTAACCGGCCTCAGCGACCGCGAACACCGCCGCACCTTTGACCACAGTACCGACACCACCCCCACCACGCACGCCACCGCCCTTGCTGCCCGCCCGGCCTTTTTTGCCCTTTTTGCCTTCGCCACCGGCATCGAGGTCGCCGCCATCCAGCCCGCCGGCACCACCGGCCGGCATGTTGGTGACGATCACCTTTTGCGGGATGTTGGGATTGCCCATCAACGAGCCGCGCCCGAGATTCATCAGGCCCTTGGCAATCTTGAAGCTGCTCATGGCGGTCTGAAAGCCGATCACGGCCGCGACGGCCGCACCGATGCCCGTCACCAGCCGGGGCGACTCATCGGACAGTTTGGCGAGGCCTTGTGTGACAGAGGTCACCCCATCGACCACTGCGTCAGTCACCGGCCGAAAGGCATCGCCGATGCCACGCATGGCGTCGTCGATGCCCTGGACCATTTCCGCCTGTTTCTGCGCGGACGACTGCCGGCGTTCCTCAAGGTTCTTGTCCAGAATCCCCGTGGCGCTGGCCGACTCGCTTTTCAACTTCGCATACAGATCCTTGTTCTGCATGAACGCGGTCAAGGCGCCCTTGACCTGCATGTCGGCGAACAGATCGCCGGTGCGCAAGGCCCTCTCCAGGGAGGCAATCATGGCCTTGGCTTTTTCCGGATCGGTCTCCTTGCTGATCTTGGCCGTGGCTTCGGCCATGGCGGCCGCCTTCTTCGGATCGGTCGCCGCGATGTATTTTTGCGCCAGCTCAAAGCTGGACTCCAGCGTCGACTTGCCATTCTGCAGGCCGGTGTTCATCGAGCCCTGATAATCGATCCCGGCCTTTTTGTAGGCCTCGACCGTGTCACCCGAGCCGATCTTTTCCATCCAGTTCTTGAGGTTGTTCGCTGCCTCGTCCGAGCCGCCGGCGGTCTTCATTTGCACCTGAAGCATCGCGCCCAGCTGCGTGACCGAATCCATCCCGGTGATGCCCAGCTTGCCCATGCCTGCCAGCAGCTCAGGGAACCAGCGCGCCATATCGGCCGCCTCGAAACTGCCCGCCTGCCCTTGGTAGGCGATCGCCTCCAGCGCCTTTTGCATCATGGCCGGATCGGTGATTTTGGCGTTCTGCCCCAAGGCGTTGATCATGCGCGCGGTTTCGCCGCCATCCGAGCCTTGGCCCACGGCGAACTTGGCCGCCGTCGGGGCATATTGCAGGGCCTTGTCCAACTCCATGCCGGCCCCCACCAGCGCGTTGACCACCTCGGCCACCTGATTGCGCGCCATGCCGGTGTCGCGAGACGTGTCGATCACCGTCTGGGACAACTTTGCTTCTTCAGGCTTGTTGGCAATGTTCGACTTGATCGCAATGTCACGAATGATCGCGCCATAGTCCGCGCTGATCTTCGCCGGGAGTGCCAGCGCGGCCGTGCCGGCAACCGCCTGCCCGACACTGCTTCTCAGGCGTTGCTTGCCCTCATCGAGCTGATGGTGACCTTTGGCTTTCAGCTCGGCCTTGGCGGCCATCTGCCCCATGGTGTTGTAGGCCTTGGCCAGATTGCGGACTTCAACGCCTTGCTTCTTCAGGCTGCTGAGATTGCTTTCCAGCTGTTTCAGCAGCGCGCCGGCGCCCTTCTCGCCTGCCATGTGTGCCTTGCGCCATTCATCGCGCAACCGCATGGTGTCGCCAATGGTCTTTTCCAGCACCCGGGCTTTTTTGCCTTCGGCCTCCAGGCGCTTGATGCGACTGGTGACATCCTTGAACGCTGACCCTACGGTGGAGCTGACCGCCCCGCCAATGACCAGGCCGAGCGCGAGTTTGTTCGCCATGTACTTGCCCTATACGTCGGGTCGATCAAACAGCGGCTCAATCCGTGAGCCACCAAACCATCTCTGAAAAGGGCATGGCCGTAATCTCGGCGGCAGAGAAACCGGTCTCTTTCGCCAAGCGCTGGGCCGCCATTTTGAGGGTGGTCGCGTTAAACGTCGTCTTCTTCGACCAGGCGAAAATAGCCCGCCGATAGGCGCTGATAGTCCTTGTATTTCAGGCTTAACAATTCCGCCTCGGTGAGCCCCAGTAAGCTACTGAACAGCGACAACTCCTGTTTTTCGTAGTCGCCATTGCCCGCCACCTTGGAGGCGCGCCAATCCATGACGCTGGGCGCACGCATCATCAGCTTGTCGGTCAGGACACCGCTGATCAGGGTTTTGTATTTGAGCGTTACTGTCACGCCCTCATCGCTCAGCTTCAGCCAGCTCGGCAGTTCTTGGTCTTGGATTACTTGGGTCATGTGCTTTTGTCCTTAGAGGCCGAGGGCCGAACGTTCGGCGGCAGCTTGGTCGACACCGTCGACCACCATCACCATGTTGAGCGGGTCGATCTCGTACATGACCCGGCCGTCGATCTCCAGCTTGTAGTAGACCAGCTTGATCGCGTGCTTGATTTCAGCCTTGTCGGCCGGTTTCCAGTCGCCCATGTCGACCTCTTTGATGCCGCCGCGCATGGTCACAATGACCGGCGTGACCGCACCCTTCAGGCCTTTGAAGGCGCCCCGGAACACGATGTTGCAAGCGGTCTGATCGGCCAGGCCGAAGTACTTCAACGCCTCACGGCGCACGCCGTTGGTGGTAAACGCCGCTTCCAGCTTTTCCAGCCCCGTGGCGATTTCGACCGGCGACAGCATGCCGCCGCCCTGATAGTCGTCGGTCTTTTGGGTCAGCTTGGGCAGCGACAGGGTCGGCACGTCGCCGGCGAAACTGACGCCGTCGACGAACGCATTACAGTTGGAGAGAACTTGAGGAATCATCGAACGGCCCCCTTAGGCTGCTTCAAGAACTTCGGTCGCCCATTGATCGGTGACTTCGAAGAGGAAATTCGGGTTTTCCGCCGGCGGCACGTCG